CTACCCACCAACAGGATCAACAATTAACGCCGCCGCTGCAAGCGTCAACATCGCCAACGGCAAGGGCGTTTTGTTCTTCGCCACTAGCGCAACGACTTGGGTATCGGTAACGACTGCCTAATATGCCGATCCCGTCGCGGGTTCTAGGTTCGGGTTCATCTCAGTTAGCAACCGTCTCCATTTGCGGTGATGGTCAAGATGACATTATTGCAGCAGGAACCACAAGAACCGACGCAACGCAACTGAAATATGTATTTAATTCGGTTGATACCGTTGCGTCGGGCACCGGCGTAAAACTGCCACCCACAGAGGCAGGCGCAGTAATTTACGTTGTTAATTCGGGCGCAAGTACGCTAAAGGTGTATCCATACGAATCAACAACCACTATCAATCAATCGGCTTCATCAACAATTAGCAAAGATCACACAAGTATTTTTTTTGCTGTTACTAAAAGCATTTGGTACAGCATCAATGGCACCAAAACTTAATCCCCACAGGAGCAAGAGAAATGGACAGTGATATTCAGAACGCAGATTCACAATTACACGTTGAGTTTTATCATTTCAAGGATGAACCCTACAAGGGCGAGCCGTTTGTGCGGATTATGATCCCCGGTGACAAAACCAGCATCGTTGAGCAACGCGTGCGTGAGGATCACAAAGAGCGTTTTCCGCGCCAATGGCTTTACTTCCACATGAAAAACGAAGAAGGCAAAACCGAAATATTTGGCACGCCGCTGCGTTCGTGGCATGAAAATTCACCCGCAGATTTAACCCGCAACCAATTGGAAGAATTGCAGATTCTCAAGTTTCAAACCGTCGAGCAAGTAGCACTCGCATCCGATAGCCAAATGCAGCGCATTGGCATGGGTGGGGCAGGGTTGCGCGAGCGCGCCCGCACCTATTTGCAAAACAAGAACCGTTCGGATGACGCTACTGAACTTCAAGAAACAAAAGATAAATTAGCCGATTTAGAGGCTAAAATGGCTATGTTGCTTGAAGGTCAAGAACCGCAAAAGCGTGCGCCCGGACGACCGAAAAAAACCGCAGATTTAGTCGAGGCAAGTTAGAAAATGTCCACAACTACGATGCTGGAGTTAGTCCAGCAAGTTACAAACGAGTTGGGGGTTTCAACACCCTCAAGCGTAGCAGGCAACACAAACCAAGACGTTATTCAGATTTTGGCTTTGATGAACGCCGTAGGCTACGAACTCTTGCGTCGTAGTCAGTGGCGAGAACTTACTAAGCAGCACGCCTTTTATACAGAATACACCACCACAACCGGCAACTGGACAACCGCAGCGCGTACCATTACCGGCATTCCTAGCACGACAGGTTTAGATACAACCTACCAAGCAGTCGGCACAGGCATCAACCAAAACACGTTTATCGTGTCGGTTGATTCGTCATCACAGGTCACGCTGTCGCAAGACTTTGCGTCCGCAGGTGGTACGAACGCCACCGTTTACTTCCAAAAAATGAAGTATTCGCTGCCAAGCGATTATGAAAGTTTAGTGCCGCGCACGATGTGGGATAAGTCAAAGCATTGGGAAATGCTTGGCCCCGAAGATGCACAGCAGTGGGAATGGTTGTTGTCGGGCTATATCTCGACCGGCCCGCGTATCCGTTGGCGTTTGTTGGGCGCGTACTTTCAGATTTGGCCCGGCAACAGCACCGCCGAGTATCTCGGCTTTGAATACCGCAGCAAAGCATGGGCAGCTAGTTCTACAGGCACGGCTAAAAACAGTTTTACCGCCGACAACGATACCTGTATCTATCCCGACCGCTTGATGGTCAATGCCACCAAACTCAAATACTTTGAGGCGAAGGGCTTTGACACCACCGCGATGTATCGCAACTACATCATGGAATTGGAAGCCGCAAAATCGCTGGATATGTCCTCTGCAAACCTGTCGTTTGCGCCGCGTCCGGGCACCGTGCTGATTGGCTACGACAACATACCGGATAGTGGTTATGGCGCGTCAAACTAGAACCGCACGCGGTTTAGTGCAAGGCACGGCGGCGAATGTCGCTTCGCTACCCGCGCCTGTTGGCGGTTGGAACGCACGCGATTCGCTTGCCAACATGGAAGCGACCGATGCGGTAACGCTTGAGAACTGGTTTCCGAGCGTTTCAAGCGTAAACCTGCGCGGTGGTTACACTCAATTTGCCACTGGCATTTCGGGGCAAGTCGAAACGCTGATGACCTATTCTAGCGGCTCATCCAACAAGTTATTCGCCATCGCCAACGGTTCAATTTACAACGTCACGGCAGGCGGTGCGGTTGGTGCGGCTGTTGTCACTGGATTGACTAATTCCAAATGGGAATATGTAAACATTACAACCGCAGGCGGCAGTTATTTGGTTGCCGTGAACGGCGTGGATTCTGCCCTACTTTATAACGGCACAACTTGGTCAAACCCAAGCATTACTGGCGTTAGTTCCGCTGATTTTGACAATGTGACGCTATTCAAGAACCGTTTGTGGTTTGTGCAGCACAACTCGCTTAAAGCGTGGTATTTGCCTGTCAACAGCATTGGCGGCGCAGCAGAATCGTTTGATCTAACGTCGGTCGCAAAGCTAGGCGGCAGCATTACATCGTTTGGCGCGTGGACAATTGACGCAGGCTACGGTGTGGACGATAACCTAGTGTTTGTTACGTCCAATGGCGAAATCATCGTTTATCGCGGCACCGACCCATCTAGCGCCTCAACGTGGGCGCTGATTGGCGTTTGGCAGCTAGGCGCGCCAGTTGGCCACCGCTGCATCCTTAAATGGGGCGGTGACATCCTAATCCTGTCGCTTGATGGTTTGCTGCCACTTGCACAGGCACTTCAATCATCGCGCCTTGATCCGCGCGTGGCGCTATCTGACAAGATTCAAGGCGCAATTACGGAAGTCACTAGCACCTACCAAAACAATTTTGGCTGGCAAATTCTTTATTACGCCAAGCGAAATGCGCTTTTTATTAACGTTCCCATTGCGGTCGGTCAGCAACAGCAATTTGTGATGAACACAATCACAAAGGCATGGTGCAACTTTACAGGCTGGAACGCTAACTGTTGGACAATCTATAACGACGAACCCTATTTTGGCGGCAACGGTTTTGTGGGCTTGGCGTGGGATGATAATTACATCGACAACACCAGCAGCATCACCGCCAACGCGCTCCAAGCGTTTAATTACTACGGTTCGCGCGGTGTAAAAAAATACTTTACTCGCGCCCGCCCATCGCTTTTTACCGACGGTGTGCCATCCACGTTTGTCGGCATGAACGTCGATTTCCAAATTGCCGACACAACCGCTGCGTTGTCGTTTGCGCCCAATCCCTATGCATTGTGGGATTCTGCGTTGTGGGACACCGGCGTTTGGGGTTCGGGTTTGACCATCACAAACAACTGGCAAGGCATTACTGGCATCGGCTATTGCGGTGCAACACAGTTAAAGACTAGCAGCAGTGGCATCCAAGTAGAGTGGGCATCGACTGACGTTGTGTATCAGACCGGATGGGCTGGAATATAGTGTACGGCACGAACATCGGCGAATGGGTTGCCAAGCGTGTGCGAGGCGGCTATGACGCTGATCGTTCGCAGGCAATCGGCTTAATTAAGGATGGCGAAATTGTGGCAGGCGTAATCTACGAAAACTGGAACAAAAAATCGATTTGGTGCCATATTGCCGTTGAAGGGCGTATGACACCGCAATTTCTTGCCGTTATTTTTGATTATCCCTATAACACCGCGCAAGTTGATAAAATCATCGTGCCGGTTGGCAGCGACAACGAAGAAAGTACGCGCTTAGTAAAAAAGATGGGTTTCACCGAAGAAGGCAGAATTAAAGATGGTCGCCCTGAAGGTGACATTGTTTTCTATACGATGGCACATGATGAGTGCCGATTTTTAACTGACAAATATAGCAGCAAAATAGGAGTACGACATCATGGGTAAAAGCGCACCAGCAGCGCCACCAACACCGGATTTAATTGGACAAGCAAAAGTTCAAGGCGAAGCAAACAAAGAAACTGCTATTACGCAAGGTTATATCAATAACCCAAATGTGTATGGCCCAACTGGTTCTCAAACAGTTACGTTTGGCGCTAACAATCAACCCACGATTACGCAAAGTTTAACACCCGAAGCACAAAAAACATTTGAAGCACAGCAACGCGTTCAAAAAGCGTTAGCTATTTTGGGTGAAAAAGGTGTTAACACTGCACAAGATGTATTGGGGCAAGGATTCAAACCAACAGTCGGTGCATTGCAAACAAAATTTGATACATCCAATTTGCCGCCGTTGCCTGTCAATGCAGGCACAACCGCGCAAGAAGCAATCATGTCGCGTTTAGAACCCACTTTAACGCGTCGTTCTAATCAACTTGAACAAACGTTAGCCAATCAAGGCTTGACTGTTGGCGGCGAAGCATACCGCAATGCCAAATTGGATGAAGCAAAAGCACAAAACGATTTGCTGACGCAAGCCGCATTGCAAGGCATCAATTTAGGAACAGGTATTCGCGCACAAGGATTTAATGAAGAAGCAGCAAGAGTAGCAGCAGAAAATGCAGCTAAACAGCAACAATTGCAAACCGAAGCATATTTGCGTCAACAACCGTTAAATGAGATCACTGGTTTGATGTCAGGCTCGCAAATTATGATGCCATCGTTTCAAGGCTATCAACCAGCGCAAATTGCGCCACCACCAATTATGCAAGGTGCGTTGGCTCAAAACCAAGCGGCGATGGATCAATACGGTATTCAATCTGCAAATTACAATGCAGGTAATGCAGGACTTTACAATTTAGCAGGCACCGGCGGGATGATAGGTGCTAAATACTTCGGATTGATCCCTTAAGAAAGACCATATTAATCATGCCATTCACTAATCAAATGGTTTCATTCACAAACCCATCGTTAAACAGTGACAATATGCGTTTGGCGCAAGCGTTACAGCAGCAGCAAAACGCACAAGGTGGCATGCCTCAAAATATGTCAGGAATACAACGCTATCGTCAAATGATGGGCGGCATGCCTGCAATGACAGGTGGATTGGCGGGTTTGTATTCTAATGACCTTATGAAAAACATGATGTTTGGCAATAAAAAATTTAATTCTAACCCAATGTATGCCACTAAAATTCCTACTGGCGAGTATTAAAAATGCCAAATCAAATTGTTAGCTTTACAGCACCAAATCCGTACCAAGCGGATTTAGAAAAGATTAAACAGCAGCAGCAACTTGCACAATTGCTACAGCAGCAATCTATGCAAGCACCGGAACGCTTTAGCTACAAAGGAATTGAAGCGCGCACGTCACCACTTACAGGGCTTGCAAAAGCGTTGCAAGGATTTGCTTCTGCCAAAATGCAAAGCGATGCGCGTAAAGAAGAACAAGCGTTAGGTGAGCGTTATCGTGCGGATCAAGCAAGCGATATGCAAACGTTGATTGAAGCATTGAAACCAAGAGAAAGTAAACCAGCAGAAGTAATACCGGATGGCGAAGTTGGCGCTGGCGGTGAAGGCGGCCTTGCTATACAACCAGCAGTTGCAGGTAAACCTGCTGACATATTTGATTCAGCAATATTTGGTCAAGATGTGTTGAAAACGCCCGAAATGCGTAATTTGGCTTTTCAGAAATATCTTTCGCAATCAGCAACAAAAGCGCCAATTAAAGTCAGCGCTGGAGAAGCATTGCTTGATCCAAAAACACTTAAACCAATTTTCACAGCGGCTGAAAAAACTCCGTTTGCACCTATAGATGTCAAAGACTTTACTCCAGAAAGTATTGCCGCAGCAACTAGACCAGATGGCACAATTGATCGCACAAAATTGTTGCCAAGAACGCAATCAAGAACTGGCGAACTTGGTTTGTATGATGAATATGTTAAACAAACAATGGCACAAGGCAAAACGCCTATTGGCATTGAAGATTGGACGTTACGTAAAATAAGAGAAGGTAGAACTCCAGCGGCGGTTAATGTTGGCGCACCAATAGCAGCTACTGATGCTAATGGTCAACCAGTATTTATTCAGCCATCAAAAACTGGTGGTGCGCCAATTGTAGTACCGGGCTTTACCCCGCCAAGTAAAGAATTAAAACCAATTCCACCACATATCAATACCGCAATTTCACAAAATCAAGTTTTATTAAACAAAATTGATAGAGCTACAAATTTGGTAAACAAAAATCCTGACGCAACAGGGATTATTTACGGTTCTTTGCCTATTGGCGCAGTCAATAGAATGGACACAACAGGTATTGAAACAAGAGCCGCATTAAGCGAAATTGCAGCGTCAAAAATTCATGATTTAAGTGGAGCAGCAGTTTCCGTAAGCGAATTCGCAAGATTAAAACCATTCTTGCCGCAATTAAATGATAATGCTGAAACGTTAAAAACAAAACTTGCAAATATGAAAAGAGAAATTCAAGATATTGCAAGTATGCATGGTCAAATGTATAGCGCAGATCAAGGGTATAAACCAAACCCTATTCTTACTGGGGATGGCGGCGCAGCACAAAGCCAAACACGAGTTCCTCGCTACAATCCAGCAACTGGAAGGATTGAATAATGGCAGAAGAACAATTTAGACGAGTTGAAGTTCCCGGAATGGGTCAGGTTGAATTTCCTGCATCCATGACTGATGAACAAATTGTTTCTGTTATTCAAACAAAACTTTTGCCTCAATCACAACCTGCTCAAGAAAAACCAGCACCATCTACGCCGTGGGTTGGCGTAAATGCTATTAACAAAGGAATTGCTGGTACTGCAGACTTTGTGCTAAATACGCCTCAAAACCTTGTTAATTTAGGTAAGGCTTTAGGTGGCACATTGGCTACTGCTGCCGGTCGTCCTGATTTGGCTCCAGCACCAACGCCATCGCCTGATTTTGCTACGCGTGCTTTTAAAGCAACCGGCATGATTCGACCAGAACTTGAACCAGCAAACGCTGGCCAACGCATTGTAGATATGGCAGGACAAGGCGTTGGCGGTGCGATGGCTATGCCAGCAAGCAGTTTAGCCAGTTTGCTGCGTGGTATGGGTGCGGGTGCAACTAGCGGTGTTGTTGGTCAAGCCACTACAGAAGCCACTGGAAGCCCAACAGCAGGCGCAATTACTGGCATGGCTACGCCGTTTGCAATGAGTGCAGCAGGCGCTCGTGCAAAGGCTTTGATGGATGAGCAGGCTTTACGCAAAGCAGAACAATCGGTAAGAGATAGAGTGTTATCTGCTGGTCAAGAAGCCGGTTACGTTGTGCCCCCATCAACAGTGAATCCATCGTTTTTAAATAAACGTTTGGAAGGCATTGCAGGCAAAGCCGCAACTGGGCAAGAAACAAGTTTGCGGAATCAAGAAACAACCAATCGTTTAATGGCTAAAGAATTGGGCCTGCAACCCGGCACCCCAATTACCGAAGGCGAGTTAAACAAGTTTAGAGAAAACGCTGCAAAACCATATCGTGAACTTGCTGATATTTCATTAAATGCAAGGTCTGCATTAGATGAACTTAAACAAGCGCGTTTTGATGCCAAATTGTATTGGGATTCTTATAAAAGAACAGGCGAAGTTGCAGCATACAAACAAGCTAAAAAACTAGATTCTGAAGTTGCTACATGGGAACAAGTTCTTGAAGAAGAAGCACTCAAAGCAAACAAACCAGAACTTATCCCTGCTCTGCGCCAAGCACGTCAAGAAATTGCAAAATCTTATGACATTGAAAAAGCATTAAACATTGGCACGGGCGACATATCTGCTCCTGCGCTTGCACGTGCTTTAGACAAAAACGCTCCGTTTACCGGCAACTTACGCACTGTTGCTGAGTTTGGTAATGCTTTTCCTGCGTCAGTTAGAGAAGGCGCAAGAGTTCCCGCATCCGGTGTTAGCAAATCAGAGGCGTTAACATCTTTGTTATTAGGTGGTCTTATCAGCCCCGTTGCTGCTGCGTTGCCATTTGCTAGTGGCCCAACACGGTCTATGATTTTGTCACCAGCCTATCAAAAACAAATGGTGCAACCAAATTACGGCGTTGGCATGACTCAAAAAGTAATGGAACAATTTAAGGACTTGACGCCACAACAAGCCGCTTTAATTGGGGCTTTGCAAGCGTCACGTTCTGCTAATCAATAGGAGCATTTGAAATGAGCTACAACGGAAGCGGCACATTTAACATCAACACCACTGGGCAGCCGGTTGTTTCGGGCACAGTCATTTCTTCGACTGCGTTTAACGCGCTGACTGCCGACCTAGCCAATGGTTTGACCACCGCGCTAACAAAAGACGGTCAAAGCACGCCGACCGCCAACATTGGCATGGGTAACTACAAGATCACCAATTTGGGTGCTGCCACGCTGTCCACTGACGCTGTGCGTTACGGACAACTGCAAAGCAACGCTGACAAATTGCTGACGGTTACTGGTACGGATACATTGACCGCAACGTCATCGCCTGCGCTGACCGCGTATGCGGCAGGCAATATGTTTTCGTTTGTGGTGGCAAATACCAACACTGGCGCAGTGACCATCAACATTGATGGATTGGGCGCTAAATCAATCACGCGCACCGGCTCAACGGCGCTTGTGGCTGGCGATATGGTCGCTAACCAAGTGGCGTTAATTGCGTATGACGGAACGCGCTTTCAGTTGCTAGATGCTAATTCGTTTACCAATCTAAATGTTTCGGGCAACGAAACCGTTGGCGGTACGCTCAACGTTACCGGCGCGACCACACTCTCATCTGCGCTAACGTATGGTGGCGTAACGCTCACCAACGCCGTGACCGGCACAGGCAAGATGGTGCTAGATACCACGCCGACCATCGCCACGCCTGTGCTGACCAATCCGACCGTTACCAACTACGTTGAAAGCGTGGTCGCAATCGGCAACAGCAGCACATCGCAAACGTTATCCCTAACCAACGGCACGGTGCAAACCTGCACGTTGACCGGAAACTGCACGTTTACGATGCCTACTGCGACCGCAGGCAAATCGTTTATTTTGATCTTAAGCACAGGTGCAGGATCGTTTACAGCCACGTTCACTAGCGTAAAATGGCCCAGCAACACCGCACCCACGATCACGACCACCGCGAGCCGTTGGGATATTCTGACCTTTGTTGCCGATGGCACTAACTGGTACGGCGCATTCCAACAGGCATACCAATAATGTTTAGTTCAAAAGACATATTTTTAGGTAAGGGCGGCGCAGGCGGCTACCAAATCAGCCGCAGTGTGCGTCTGCGCTCTAGCGCGAGTGCGTATTTTAATCGGACTCTTAGCACTCCAACTTCTAACACAACATGGACATTATCTTGTTGGTTGAAGAGAGGTGCTTTAAGTAATGGCGGTATTTTTGCTGAATCGACAGGATATGCAGGAATCTATTTTGCATCCGACAAAATTAGAGTAATGGACAATGCTGGCAGTGTTGCACTAGAAACAACTGCTGTTTATCGTGACCCATCTGCGTGGGCGCATTTGGTTGTTCGTAGCAATGGGACGAACATTAAAGCCTATTGGAACTCGGTTGAAGTTGGTAGTTATACAGGGACAATCACATTACTAAATGCCGCAACCTCTCATTTTATTGGTAGATATAGCAGCAACTACTTCGACGGCTACCTAACCGAAATTAACTTCATTGACGGTCAGGCTTTAACGCCATCTAGTTTTGGCGCAACCAACGCGACAACTGGTGTGTGGGGGCCAGCTGCGTACACTGGCACATACGGCACGAACGGCTTTTATCTGAACTTCAGCGATAACAGCAACAACACTGCTGCAACTATCGGCAAGGACTCAAGTGGTAACGGCAACAACTGGACACCGAATAACATCAGCGTAACTGCTGGAGCTACCTACGACAGCATGGTTGACACGCCGACACCGTATGGCTCAGATAGCGGTGTGGGTGGTGAGGTGCGTGGGAATTATGCGGTGTTGAATCCCATAGTGCCAGCAACATCTTTTACGCCTAAAAGTGGAAATTTAGATGTATCTGCAACAGGAACGTTTTCCGGTTCTGGAATTGGAACTGTAAGCACAATTGCAGTTACAGGTTCTTGCTATTTTGAAATTACATTAACAACAAACAGCAATGCAAACGCATATTTTGGCGTTTCATCAAATGAAAACATCAGCAATGCTACAGGATACACATCAACAAGTTGGGCTTTTGCTCCTTTAGGTTCTGGTGCTGGTAATAAATATACTAATAGCTCAAGTACCGCATTTGCTGGTGGAAGTTATACGGCAAACGGTGCTGGCGTTGTTTTTGGCGTTGCAGTTGATGCTCCAAATGGAAGGTTTTATGTAAGAGATGCAAGCGGATGGATAAACGGAACATCTGTTGATGCCACTCCAACAACAGCGGTTTACACTGGATTACCTTCTACTTTGTATCCTGCAATTGGTATGCAGTCAGGAACATCACAAACAGTTGCAGCGTCTATTAACTTCGGTCAACGCGCCTTTAGCTACACCGCCCCAACAGGCTTCAAAGCACTGAACACTCAAAATCTGTCAACGCCGACAGTCAACAACGGCGCGAACTACATGGCGGCGACGCTGTACACGGGTAACGGCTCCACGGGTCAATCAATTACAAACACAGTCAATAGCATTTCATTTGCCCCTGATTTTGCATGGGTAAAAGTTAGAAGTACTGCTGGTACTGACCATTATTTAGCCGACACCGTCCGTGGAGCAACGAAATATTTGCAATCAGATACAACCGCCGCTGAAGGAACAAACAACGGCATCACTGCATTCAATTCAAACGGATTTAGTGTTGGCGCAGTAGGTGATACAAACACCAATGGAGCAACTATCGTCGGCTGGCAATGGAAGGCTGGCGGCACAGCGGTAACAAACAATGATGGAAGCGTCACAAGCACGGTAAGCGCCAACCCAACTGCTGGATTTAGCATAATTACCTACTCAACGCCAGCAAGTGGTAATTGGACTGTTGGGCATGGACTTGGTGTTGCTCCTGCATTTTTTATGCAAAAAGAACGCAATGCCGCAACAAATTGGAGTGGCTACCATGTTTCTATTGGCGCGACAAAATCAATACAACTAAACACTACTAGCGCAGCAATCACCAACAGCGTGTATTGGAATAATACAGCGCCAACAAGTTCTGTCATTACGATTGGTTCTGGCTTTGCTGGAAGTTACACAGAAGTTATTTATGCGTTCGCCCCCATCGCTGGTTATTCTGCTTTTGGCAGCTACACGGGTAACGGTTCTGCGGATGGCACGTTTGTATATCTTGGGTTTAGGCCACGTTTCGTGCTTATGAAAAGCTCAACTCTTGTTACAAACTGGTGGATTATTGACACTTCTAGAAACACATACAACGTGGCAAACGCCTTGCTAACTCCAAGCAATAACTACGCTGAAGATACAACGTATAACGTCATGGATGTTACATCCAACGGTTTCAAAATACGCACAACGTATACAGGTGTCAATTCAAGCGGTGATACTTACATATATGCCGCCTTTGCTGAAAACCCATTTAAGTACGCTCTTGCGAGGTAATTATGTATTACAAAGCACCTAATCAATACATCACTGAAGGTAACGCGTTTGAGATCAACGGAACGCAATACCCTGCCAATTGGCTTAACCTGTCCACGCCCGAAGAAAAAGCGGCGTTAGGATTGGAAGAAGTCACCGATGCTAACGCACCGTTAGATGATCGGTTCTATTGGGTAAGCAGCACGCTCAACGGCGCTGTGCGTACCTATACCAACACGCCGAAAGACTTGGCTGGATTAAAAACGCAATGGGCTTCTAGCACCAATGCAGCAGCGTATAGCCTGCTATTACCGACCGATTGGATGGTCACTAAAGCGTTTGAAACGCAAACGCCTATTCCTGTGAATTGGTCGGCATGGCGCGCTGCCGTGCGTACAACGGCGCAAAACACTGTGACCGCCATCAATGCCGCCACTGATGTGCCATCTTTACAGGCTGCGATTGTGGTGGATTGGCCCCACGATCCTAACTACGTTGCCGCATAATGGCTGTTACCGTCCTAGCCGTTAAAAAGCAAATCGACGCGCATGAGGACTTGTGTTCTCTGCGCTACGAAGGCATTGAAACGCAGATGCGTGCGGTCAACGCTCGGCTTAAACGGTTAGAACAAATTATGATTGCCTGCGCCGGTGCCATGATTGTTAGCATGGCTGGATTTTGTATCACCTTGATGATGACGCTCCTTAATTTCTTGAAATGATTGATCCGATCACAATCGGCGTTGCGTTTGCAGCGGCGAAAACTGGCGTAGCCTACGTCAAGGAAGCGATCAATCTCGGTCACGAAATCAAGGATTGTTACACCGAGCTAAGTCAGTTTTTTACAGCACAGGGCGAGATTGAAAAGGCTGCAAAAGAAGCAGAGGCAGCTAAGAATTCGCCAGTACCGACCGATCCTGACGGTGCAAAAGCACATCAAACTGCGCTTGAGCAAGCGTTCAACATTGTCATGCAGCGCAAAGCGATGCGTGACATGGAGCGCGAGCTAAAAGATATGTTTATGATGAAAGGCGAAATGGAGTTATACGCCGAGCTATGTGCTGAACGACAACGCATCATGGGTGCTGAAGATGACGCGCGGCGCGAGGCAATACGCAAAGAACGATTGGCTAAAGATTTGGCTGAACGTCACAAACAAGAACAGCAAGAAACAATTGAAGTTGGGATTGTGACTTTTATTTTGTGCGTTGCTGTGGGCGCGATTGTTTGGTTCTTAATTGAGGTGATGTGATGCTTACTCTATTTTCTACCATCATCAGTTTCTTGTCGGGTGGGCTACCGTCGATCCTTAACTTCTTCCAAGACCGCCAAGACAAGAAGCACGAATTAGAGTTAGCGCAACTGCAAATCCAGCGCGAGCTAGAGTTAAAGAAAGCAGGGCTAGAGATTGAGGAACGCATCGCCCACATCCAAACCGAGCAAGTGCAGATTCAAGCAGAAGTCACCAATGCACAAACCGCTGTGCAGGAACGTGAGGCGCTATACGCCCACGACATTGCCATTGGGCAGGGTGCCAGCCAATGGGTGATAAACGCTCGCGCTATCGTGCGTCCTGCCATCACATTCGGTATGTTTGCGTTGCTGGTGTTTGTCGATTGCTTCGGCTTTTACTACGCTTGGAAAACAGGCGTGGATTTCCAAGTGGCAATGGATCAGTTGTGGGATAACGAAACGCAAATTATTTGGGCAAGCGTGGTGGCGTTTTGGTTCGGTACGCAAGCGTTTAAAAAGTGAAAGTTAGTCAGCGTGCGCTTGACGCAATCAAGCACCACGAAGGCGTAAGAACCAAACCCTACCAAGACGCAATCGGCTTGTGGACGGTGGGTGTCGGGCATCTTATCGGCGATGGTAAAACGCTGCCTGACGCTTGGAATCGTGTTTTAACAATGAAAGAAGTGGATGAAATACTTAGCGCCGATCTTGATCGCTTTGAGCGCGGTGTGGCTAGAATGTGCCCTACTGGGCTTACTCAAGGGCGGTTTGACGCACTGGTTAGCATTAGCTTCAATTTTGGGCTAGGAACGCTACAGCGTTCAAGCATCCGCATGAAGCACAATCGCGGCGATTTTGAGGGCGCAGCAGATGCGTTCCTGCTATACACAAAAGCTGGCGGAAAAGTGCTTAAAGGGCTAGTCACGCGCCGTAACACCGAGCGCGCCCTATACCTGTCCTAATCTGTTACACTTTAACCGTCCGTTTCCCCTTGCGGACTTCTTACTCACAGTTTTTAGCCCCGCTTGTCGGGGCTATTTTTTTTGAGTTGCGCGATCTTGCGATCAAGATACCAGCGCGCTTTTTCTAGGTCTTGCAACGGATTGCCTTTGTGCTTATAGCGCGCAAGGTACTTTAGCGTTGTCCATATGTGGGGATCATCAGGTGCCCAATCCTCAAGCACGTCAATTACCTCAAACCGCCCCATCGTGTAGTGCGGCGGTTTATTTACCATGTCGGGTTTATTTGCCACGTTTAGTCACTCCGCGCCAGTATTCATCAGGCGCACAGCGCGTACCTAGCACCTTTGTCTCTTTTGCCGCTTCTTGTGGTGTTTCTGCACCGCTGTACCAAAACCCGTCGGCAAACTTGCGGAACCACTGATTCTCATAGTCCACTTTGCCGATTTGTATTTGGTAGACACCGTTGCGTACTGGGTGCTGCGCGTAGTGAAACCAATCGCTATACATTGTTGCCCCTTTTGTATTTTGCTTCCATTTCCCGAATATCCATCGCGGCATCGGCTACGCCGTGCCAATCTTCTTGTTCAATTTTGACCTGCATATAGTCAACCAACACGCGCTTTTGCCGTACATATTGGTTGTGCCTAAACGTATCAAATTCCTCTGTAGACATTTTTGGGCCTCTTGCGTCGGGTTTGTTCTATTTCTGTTTTACATTGGATGCACCACGAATTTAACGCGCCTGTAACTAGCTTTGCAAACTCATGTGCTTTTTTGGGTTTGCGGCAGTTAGAACACACTTTCTCATCCTCACGCCGTTCGGGTTCGCCAAACTCGCGTATGCGTCGCGGGCTTTCTTGCCAGCGAATCGGCAGGTCGAGCGCAGAGTTGTAGAACACGACCCACCACGGATAGCCTCGATCTAAAAACGGATCGGATTTTTTCTTATCCACCGTTCTTCTCCCGCTCTTTTAACATCGCATCTGCCATTTTGTAGGCGCGCAATGCGTAAGTATCGTAATCACAATCAATCATTTCCGTTGCGGCTTCGCCTTGCATCATTTTCGCCGCAAAGTAATCGCGTAACGTCATATTAAACACGCTATTTGTAGGCGTTATTTTATTCAGCGATTGCATAAAAGTTAAATATTCTTCAGCAGATAATTTATCGGTACTCATAATTTTCCTTTTTCTCCAAAATTTAGAAATCACTTCGCTACGCGCATCATCGGTTTACCTTGCGTGACAAGGTACTGATTCCACGTCTTACGCACATCGGTTTCTGCTGCCTTTGTCGGCACCCATCCACCACGTTGCTCAATGTAGTATTTTTTTCGGCTGCGTAGGTACTGGCGGGCATCTTCCATTCTGCGCGCTTGTTCAGCGTTGTAAACGATAGGCATGTGGCGGTAATCCAGCACGTCCACATAATCGTTGTTCGGATCGATGTAGTTAAAGCGCATCAGAACGTGTTCAATGTGCATTTTCAATTTAGCTAGGTTCATCATTTCCCTCACTTAAATTTAGGAACGCAAGTAATGTCAATGACCACAGGGATGTATTGCTCCCCCACTTTGCGTTTAGCATTCACCACCACAGCACGCATACCAGCGCTCTCGCACTCATTGGTTGCCGTGATGATCTCTGACCGGCTCATCGTATAGGATTGCTTATCCACGATCAGTTCGGTTTCGGGTGTCATATTTTTGCACCCAGTAGCAAGTAAAGCACACACAATCATAGCGCGTTTCATAATTGAAAATCCTTGTAATCTTTTTTGCGCTGCGAAAAAGTGATGAGGCTTAGACCTGCGATTAAAATTAAGCATGACCATGCGACCACGCCGCTTAGTGCAAAAAACATGATTGCTACATACACAAATGTGTCAGACATTTTTCTTACCCCTTTTTGGTTTAGTCACTGGTTGTACATCTTCCACTGTTGCCCACGGCAAATCGTCTTTCATGCCATCGAAAACGCTTGCCCCAAACTCTTTCTTAAATTCATCGACCACTTTGTCGCCCAGCATTTCCTTTGCAGCGCAATCTGTGATTTCCTGACTGCTGTACGCCGGTTGCTCAAACTTTTTGCCTGTCAATTTGTTTTTATAGGTGAGCAGGTTGTTTGATGATGCGTCCATCAACTCAGCAAAGCGACCTAGCAGTTGCGGTATGTGGCGGTGCTGGTCGCAGGCTTGACGCTGTTGCCCGACATCCAAGTCAATACTTCGCTGGGCGCACGACCATCTAGCATCACCGTCCAATTCCGCAGTCGAGTGGCAACAGGTGCGGCAGTTAACTTGCGGCGCTTCAGTACCGTGACATTGCTCTTTAAAGTGGCAGAACTTACATATAAAACTGTCCGCAGTATCCCCGATTTGGATCGCGGGTTCTGTCGCAGATACGATACGCGCGGCGCGGGTGAGAAATTTATTCGCTGCGGCTTTGTCATAATTAACCCTCTCAACATAAATATCGTCGTTGTCTTTATTCACCACGATGTACGCTGCGCGGCTTAGATCAAACTGATGCATATATACCTGCATCTGCGCCCAGTGCTGCGGTTTGCTCTTTTCCACACCGTTTCGTTGCAGCGCGGCAAACGATTTGGCGTTGGACGTTTTAAATTCGAGGACGTGCCACGTTTCGGGTGCTTCGGGCAGGCCTTTGCCTGCACCATCCATCGCGCCGCCAAAATGCCCGCCAATCGCGCTAAAACGCCACTGTGCGCCGTTTTCGTCGTGTTCTGATACCTCAACCCCAATGGAGCGCAAATCTTTTACTAAACGCGCTTCCTGTTGATTGCCGGTGTCAAACAAACGCAGCATCCGACCGTCAAATGTAGATTGCTTCGCCCACCGAAACGTCAGCCACAGGTAGCGTTCGCAATCATGCCCAATCAGGCTAGCCCCAAGATGGGGCCGCCCGCCCCGCTCGGCGGTTTTCTCATACTGCGAGAAAATCGCGTCGCGGGTGCTGTGTTGGCTTGCGGGCAGCGTAGCCATTACTTCTTAGCCCACGGCGCGGCTTTTTTGGTAGCGACTTGTTCGACAGCGGCTTGCACCTTTGCCAAACCAACTGAATCACCCACCGCTGCATACCCCTTGATCCGATTGGTCATGTCACCAGTTTGGGTATTCTTTTCTTGACCCACGTCAATCAGTAGCGGAATGTCGTGCAGTTCCTCTGATTCCTCGACTTGTTCTAAACCCAAACAATGGCAAATTGCAGATAGCTCACGCTGTGCAATTTCCTCTGCCGTTTTGTTTGGGTTAGACAGGTTTAGACGCGCCCACACTTTGCGACCAATGTGTTTCGGGCCGAGAATATCAAACGTCAATTGCAGGTATTGACCTGTGCCTGCCTTTGTCGTTTTCATCTCGCTATCAACAATCATCGCTTCGTAGCGACCAGTTGGTAGCGCTTCAAACGATTGAGTTGGTTGCGGCTCAACTGCTGCTGCGTCAAAATTTAATGTTGCCATTTTTATTTCCTTTAGGTTGGTTGGTTGTTTACTTCTTGCTGCCGGTCGCTATGCCTTCGATGAACGCGTCCCAAGACAGCGGCAGCGATTCGGGTAGGGCATAGCGATTCTTAGCTAAGTACGCGGGTTTTTCGCTGGTGTACATGATGCGTTCACCAGTGCTGATTCCGCGACTCACTTTGTTGTTGAAGCCAACTTCGCTTTGCTTCACGATGGTTTTGTAATTGGCAAAGAACACACAGTCGCACCACTCTTGCACTAACGCACTGCTGCGCGCTTGAAGTTTGGGTTGGTAGCGATCAAATGGCTCGACT